AGTGCAATATACACAACTATTAAAGGAAATCAATCCAATAATTGTGCACATTGCACTATGAAAATCAGTTATTTTGGAACATTATGGACTTGTGTCCGTGTGTGAGAAACACATGAGGGGTTGATGTTTTCGAACATGTGTTCATATTAAATCAATCCAATAATTGTGCATATTGCACTATGAAAAACAGTTATTTTAGAACATTATGGACTTGTGTCCGTGTGTGAGAAACACATACAGGGGTGATGTTTTCGAACATGTGTTTGTTATATATTGATATTTAGAATTAAAAAATGATTGTTGTTTCAAACGGTAAAATCTGTAATTGTTTGCATGAATTAATTTCACCAGTTGTGTTCGGTATAACTAAATGAAGTGTAATTTTTGTCCCTTCATCACTAGCATAAATATAGCCAGGTAAAACAGTGTTACCACTTGACTGTAAAGCTACACATTGCACTGGTATAGTGTTTGGATAATTATTGTTCGCTAAAAGTGTTGAATATTTTAAATTTCCGATGGCAATATTTGAATTGTTAGTGATGCTAATTGGCGTAGCAAATGTGAGTACAGTGTTTTTTATCATACCAAAATAAATTACACCATTATTAGAGAATCCGTAAAATTTATTAGTACCACCATATGTGATATTATCACCGCCACTTAATGATTCCTCATTGTAATTAATCAACTGTACCACCTGACCTATGAATAAAGCGTTATATAAATTTCTACCAATATTAATGCATCCAGCACTAGTAGGGTGAACACCATCCGCTCCAATAAAATCGTATCGATGTAAACAGCATGTGCTATCTATATACAACATTCCGTAGTTAACAGCTAATTGATACGATCTTAGCACAGTTGAAAGTAAAAGTTTTCTTTTTTCACTTGCTTTGAAAATGCCTATCATAGAAATATTAATATTGGCATTTACAAAATGCTGTTTACAGTAATTTCTAAATGACAAAATAGCTGTGTTTAGATCATTGTAAATTGTGTCAACATCATTACATCCACCACAAACTAATATGTCGGTAACATCTTCAGGATTTACGGTACTAATGTTAATATCTTTTAACAGATCGAGAAAAGTTTTACCCGTGTTTCCGGTTTTTACAAAACCGGTACCGCCAACACAATTAGTAAAACAGTCAACCCCCTCTGTTAATCCTGAAAAATTTTTAAAAGGTGTAGTCCATCCGCCTTTATACTCGTAAGGATTTTCTCCATAGCTGTCACCAATTAAAATGAAAACACGTTTTTTAAGATTTTTGAAATAATCATTTAAAAAAGTGTCAAAATAACCATCAGCAACTAAACTGTCAATCTTATTATTAATTTCTTCCTGTACATCCAGATTTTTAAAATAATCCTGTACATAATTTTTTAGATCGTTAAAAGCATCCTGCAAGCTGTTAAAATTTTTCTGCATTGCTTTCCACTGCGCTACAAGTTTGTTAAATTCTTGTAAAAACCAATCCTGATTTAACTCGTGGAAATTAGTGTAAGGTCCTAAATTTTCCATACTCATATAATATTACCTCCTATCAATATACCATTAAGCAAAAATTTTCGATAAAACTTTCTGCAATTACATCATATAGATTAAAAACTACTAAATCTCTTTCGCTCTGTATCATTTGCTGTGACGTTGTAACTCCTATATTTCCATGCGCTCTGCCTGTTCTTGAGTGTGTTCCGGATCTCCCGTTATTAACACTTTCGTTTTCCGTGTCTTTTCCGGTTTCAGTGTTGGTGATAGTTCCATTTTCGGTTGTGTCTCCGTCAGTGATCTGTTTCGCATGATCTGCAAGTCCAGCGTTAAATGCGGTGTTCTGATCTGTCACGTTAACACTGTTCATAACTTCATTGGTACTAGTGCTTTTTACGCTGTTTGTTGTGTTTCGTGTGTTATCTCTTGCGCTAGTGCTCGTCTCATCATCAGTATCAGTCCAATTTTCTACTCTGTCATAGTTTTCGATAGGATTATATTCAAGCACTGTCGTATCATATAACTTTTTCCAGTTAATTTGATATTTGTTACTCCATATCGTAATACGATTTTTCATATAAGTAAAATCGGGATATAAAATCTCTAACTCCCTTGTCCTCATCAAAATTGCATCAATAGCAATCTGTTTCACAAGGCCCACAGGAACATTGAAACCGTCAAACAGTGTGTTATCATAGTTATATAATCCCTCAACTGTTAGTAAACTCAATCATCATCACCTCCTGATGTTTAACGTGAAACATTTTTATTCGGATCATGTCTCCAATTTACACTCACCTCAACGCCAAACATTTTCTTAACATCATCGCAACTTTTTTTCCACCCATCTAACCACATTTCCATCCTAGTTGAAGTTTCCACGTCGTTGCTTTCAGCTTCGGAAGATATCATTCTTTCTTTTTTGTCTGATCTGGCAGAGGGAATACCAACCTCAGTGCAAAACAATTCTTCCAATCTTCTCAGAGTATCCAGAACATCACCTGCAATATAATTCTGTCGCAAGTTGTTAACAAAATAATCCCACGGTTCTTCCGTCTGATCCCCTCTCTGTATTCTTAATTTCTCGTCATAGAAAACAGCTAACTCACCTCTCATGACCTGATCCATGACTTTTTTCAGACTTTCCGCACCCGCTTTATTCCTTGCTCTGAAAACATACGCGAGTTTGCTGTTCATGACGTTCATGTCTAAAGATTCCATGGCAATAGCCATTTCATTCGCATATCTTCCTACTAAATCCATGATCCCGCCATAGTCAGCGGTACACTTGAAAAGAACACACTGTTCACCAATCACAGGCTCAATCACACCTTTTAACAGCGGATTGCTAATAACCGCCTGTGCCGGTCTGTAGAAAACATTGAACCCTTTGAGCGTACACCCCTGTGGAATCACACCAAACTTGTCAGTGTTAATGATTGCAACAGTACCCCAACAATACAGACAATACAAAAAATAATCCTTGTCCCAGTTGTCGGGCACTTCCCAATTCATCACAGAAATAGCTTTTTGCAATAAATATCGCTGAAAATACCAAAACAACTGAGTATTTTTACAGTGATTAGTACTCGGGCATATGCTACTATTATACTGATTGATATAATTATACATCACAGGAGCACCAACACCTGTATCACATCCAAACATATATTCACCTCCTACAAACTATTAAAATAATCGAACCACGCTCTAGCATAACCGGCACGTTCCTGATGCAAACTAGCAGGTCTTTCATAGTTCGCTTGAAAAGCAAGTGCCAGATATCCAGCATCCTGTGTGCTAACACTCCACTCTCTCCAACTCAACGGGTATGCACTTGTGCTATACCATTGTGGTTCGATACCCCAGTTTTTAATTCCGGAACTCTGTTGAAACTCTGCAAAAATAACACTCAATTGTTTCTGACCATCAAACCAATCATTATGACTTCCATATAACACATCAAGAACATTATACAGATCAGTCGGCGGGGTCCACTGAACAAGCCCGTGTCCAGTACCACCAATTTCAATTAATGCCGGGTTGAATGTACTTTCTTGCTGAATATTTCCGCAAAGCCCCGCAATAGCATTTACACTCCATCCCTGAGATTTAAAATAATTTAAAATCACAGTTGCGTTATTTATGGCTTTTTCATTGTTTCCGCAAAGGTTAGCGGTGGGATCTCCAAAATACTCACTGTTTCCTCCAACTTGCCAATCACCACCAGAAAAAGGCCAACGGTAACAATGTGTGTAATGAGTACCACTTTGTATATCATATGTATTAATACTAACCTGATCCGGCAAAGGTTTTTTATAAGTGTGTGCTCCCATAGTATGCCCTCCATTTTCCAGATCATGAACAATTTCAGTATGTTGGTGTTCACGGCTATTAATAACAAGAATATCACCAACATGAAAATCAAAAGTAGCAAAGTCTGTTATTATAATTTCCTCAAAACCCAAACTTTTTAAAATTCCGCCCATGGTGTAAGTTGTAAAAGGCCAAGAACTCAAATTGATCTCATAACCTGCATAAGCTAAACCATACCACACGAAAGATGAACAATCATAGTATGTTATGCCATTAACTGTACTCTCATTTCTGTATTCCCGTGAATAACCAACCGCAGGATCGTTACATTTTTCTATCCACCAATTCATTGCCTGTAATATTAATCCCCCGATTCCACCTGCGCCACCGGACCCCCATGGATTCTGACCTGAGTTAGCACTTGTCATAAGCGCAACGAACATTGAAATATTGCTTGCAGGAAAACTACGCATAATACACACCCCCCTCAAGAAACTGTTTGATCTGCTCTTTTTCGTTTCGAGTTGCTCCACTTACATTAATTGAACCATTTTCAACGACGTAATACCCTGCGCCTAAATCCTGCATTGTACCGTTTTTCATATAAGGTCTGCCATTATCTGATCTGTCCTCATCAACTAAAGGTAAAAACATGTGTTCTATTGTCGGCACTCTCATAGTTGATAACATTGATCCATTACTGCCATTACTTATAGGCGTTGGCAATATACTGTCAATAGCACTCACAACCCCGTTTGCACTGCCCAAAAAATTACCTGTGGCAAACTGTCCTATAGCTCCGGCTGTATTCATTAACGATCCTAGAACATTACTCTGTAAATCGCTGATCTGAATAGGCACACCTACAACTGCAAATTGACTGTGTAATGTCTGAGTTGCGGTTGAAACCTGCAACTGAGCAATTCCACTCATCATGTCAATAGTTTCTATCACATTAATCTTATTTGCAGTGCCAATTACTGAACCGTCAATTTCAAAGCGTCCCCATGGATTAATCTCCATTGTTATTCTACGAAACGGCGAACTGTTCAAAAAAGTTCCTCGTGAAACTTGTGGATGTTCCTCTATCGGTACTTCAAATCGGATATTAAACCTAGGTTTATCAGGTATCTTATAACATGCTTGGTTAAACGTCCACCAACCGAGCTTAATTTCCGATACGGACGGAACTACAGAACCATCAGGATCCACGGAACTTAATGGAAACGGAAACCACATACATCCAACCACGTATTGAAATGGATTGAATAAACATTTCAGTAAATTTTCCGTTATCTGTTGACCGGAAATGTCAGCCCAGTCCAAATTAGTAAAAATCTGTGAACAAAATCCATTAAAATATTCTGGCGTAAATGCATAATATTGATTCAATCCATCTGAGCCAACAATTCCTAATACATAGCATCCACCACTAATTCCTGATGTTGCAGGGAAAGCCCCATTTTCTATTGCATATGCGTGTGTTATCGGACTTGTTTTAGCGGGATATAAATTATCAATAATCGTGCCATCAAAACTTGTTGAACTTCTCAAAAAATACAAATTTGTACTCTGTATTGTATCACGATACGTGGCTAACACATCCACAATACAATGTGCAATCCATGTATTGTTTTTATACTCCCAATCTTCAACCCAGTATGATCTACCAAACTCTTCGATCTCACAGTAATTCCAACTTGGCACCGATCCGCCATTTCTTAAAATGAGCTGTGGATTCTCAATAGAACAAGGCTCATTAATATTACAAGAAACGGCGGTAACATCCCCGCCGACAACTCCCGTAGAATTAACTCTTTTACTTGCTGTCTTAAAATTGACTGTTACCGCCATTATATCCTCCTATTCCAGAACGAAAACAAGTCCGTTCTCTGTAAGATCGTTCCAGTACCGATCTGTGAAATGATAGTAAATATTCCAGTAACCACCTGCACTGTTAAACGGCGTTGTGCTACTCCATTGTTTGATCGTGGTAAGACCCATAGCCTCCTCGTCAAACAGTACCGCAAAAATATTACTCATTGCCTGAGCTTCTCCCGTTTCAACACTTCCGTCAGGCTTCATGTAACTTGGTGTAACATTAATTCCCATTGGACTCTCGAGTGTCTGCCAGAAATTAACCTTTTCATTTGTTGCAATTTTGAGATACTGGTCATGGAAAGTATTACTCAGGACTGTAGTATCTGCCGTATGTAGGTCTGGACTGAACATCATAATGTTCTGTATACGCAAAGGTGTGTGTCTTGCAATCTCTTTTCCTGTAATATTCGCATGGAATCGAGTTGATCTTTCTGTGAAAAAGTCCATATACGTCATGATCTTTGCACACGCCCAGCGATAGAATGACGGGAAGTTATCCGCTTTTCTTACATCGTCTGCGGTTAACTGTGATCCGTTCTCGGCATTGTACATAGTCAGTAACTTGACAACATGCTCCCCAGTATATCCCTCTGTACTTTCGTCAACTCCTGACTGCCAGATGTTTTTAGCTCCGATATAGTTTGCGACACATGCTCTTGCCATGCTCTCATGTGCCTGTTCGATCATATCCATCGTGTTCTGAGTATACATTGAAATGAACTGACCAAACTCGTCCGGATTGCGAAACGCCTGATCTAACTGATCTCTGAAATACGTTCTGTGTCTCTGGAACACCTGACCACCATAGAAATTTGTCTGTAATACTTTACCTTTTTTGATCTTATACATGTCAACTGCCGTTTCATCATCTAACGGCTGTCTCTGATCGTTTTCCCAATCATCGTCTAACATCCCCAATTTACGCACATGGTTTCCCCATTGCTGTGTACTTCTTCTTAACCCTTTAAACTTTGCATTGTACGGCCGTACAGAAAAAATAGTCCTGTCTAATACCTGAGAAATGCTGTTCATGATCCTGTCATTTCCTACAAGTAACGCTGTCTGCGCCTGTGCTACGAACGAACTTGTGTCCGTTGCTTTCATGGTTTCAACGCCTGTTGCCTGTTTAACAATGTCATTTAACACTGTGCTGATCTGATCGAAACTTAATGTATTCGCCATTATTTTTCACCTCCTGTCAATCCCTCATAATTTGGTGGATTGATAATGCTAGCAATAGCATCTTCTGTTGTAACCTGTTTCGGAACTGCGTTCTGCATCAGATTAATGTTGTTACTCTGTACCGCACTTGTGAGACTTTTAAGTGCACTCAAAACATCATTCTGATCACCGATCTGTCTTGCCTGTGCCTGTGCCTGTGTCTGTGCCTGTGGAAACAGCTGTGCATATCCCTGTACACCCTGCTCTGGTTCCTGTGTATTCTGATAGTTCTGCGGATAGAACTGTGGCTGTGGCTGTGGCTGTGACTGTGGCTGTGGCTGTGGCTGTGGCTGTGGCTGTGGCTGTGGCTGTGGCTGCGGGGCACGCTGGGTTGCTGTGCCTGACATTGTGAGGATCTCTTCTTTTGTGAATCCTGCTGTGATAAGTGTGATAAGATTATCGAGTGTCATATCTGGTAATCCCTCCTTAGATAATTTTTATGTGAAAATCCGTTAGAAATGATACCGTCATGTTCGTATGTAACTGCATACCAGTTTCCGGAATAACATCCTAAACATATGCATTTAGTGTTTTTTGGCATTTCTGCGATAACTGTTCCGTCTGTACTAGGCTCTGCCCTGACCATCAGAGGGCCTGTGTTCGTTGCAACGATATAGACACCTCTGATATTTTTATTGTAGTTGATCGTCATTCTCTTTCACTCCCTGTGATATGTTCTGTGAGTTTTGTGATCGCCTGAGTGTTGTTGTTGAGTGCGTCTGTCATGTTTTTCATTTCTTCCTTGTGAGCATCCGTTTCTTTCTGCCAGAGATAGAAAGTTGCAATAAGGCAAGCACAAGGCACACCAACGTTACTGATAAGAGTTGATAACAAGTTAACGTCCATATTTCACCTCCATTATATATTAGCACAACATATAATATGTTTCACGTGAAACATTAAGAGAAGGTGAGAAATTTTTCACGTGAAACAAAACATATGCAGGCTGTGACACTCTGCATATGTGACGAAAGATTAAGTGTTACAAATTCTTGAGTTGTACATACTCATGCACATTGGATTCTTATTATCCCACGCTCCCGACGTGTTGTACGTGTGCCACGAACACTTGTCTTTCTACGAAAGATTATAACAAACAAAAAAGGACAAGTCAATACTTGTCCTTGAAATAATTTTCAAAAAGTGATTTTGATGTGATATCCTCAAATGTGATCTTATTTGATAGGTACATATCCCATAAGTACACATAGTCTCTGCGGAAAGCTTTTATATCCTTGTCAGATTGCGTGTATGTGGGTGGATTGCCTGAATGATGCCGTGTTACGTATATCGTATTTTTGTTTTTCCGCTCATAAATTGTAATAGAATCCATACGGCATAGGGGTATTAATTCTTTGATGTTTGTTGGTTTTATCCCTGTATAATCGGCAGAATAAAACTCATTGCCGAGTGCCATACGATTGAAATTTGAATCAGCTCCGGACATTTTATAGAGTGCTGTTTCTTTCTTGCGTTCTGAGATAGGTGAGTCAAATAAGTTAAAAAGTCCGATCCCTCTTTCATTCATGATTGAAACTGACTGTTTTCTGATATCCATTGCAGATACCTTTTCCATCAGGTTGTTTTCAATGAACATATTACAGGATAGATTTTCAGAGTTTGAAAAGAGTAGGAACTGAATAGGCTTTTCTCCGTCCAATTCTCGGTTCCTGTTCATAGTTTCGTATGCGTTTTTAAAAGCATATCCGGCATTTTCAACTTTGCGTTCACGTTTCTCAGGGATAAACTCGTCATATATTCCAATCTCCACGTCTGATGCATCAAAACCACGTAAATTCGCAAACGTGTTCAATGCGATTGCATAGCCGAGGATCGGCCCTGTGTATACCAGTTTACCGTTATCATCTGTGTATGTGTTGTAAAATCCTGCGACATTTTTTCCAATCGTTTTAGGATAAATTGACCATCCCATGTCTTTGTTAAGCTTCTTAAAAGGCGAAAGCTCTGGAATTTTGATTGTATCAACCTGCGCCTGCAAGGATCGCATATACACGAAAATTTTCTTGTGTTCAATACAGTATTTGAGGCCACCATAGGTTTTCCCAGTACCACGTCCGCCCCAGATGTAATTGAACTTTTGTCCATATCCTAAAATAGCAGGTATCGACAGATACCCGCTATTTTCGTATAACGATACCATATTATTTCTGCTCCTGCATGGGGATGTCCTTCTCAGAATATCCCATGCGAGCAAGCGCACGGTCTGGGGAAACAAGTGCACAGATAAGATAATCACGACCTGATTTTGAAGTTCTGTGAAGAACCTCAATGAAAAACATATCTGGAACTTCTTCCATGTCAGAAACACTATCGACAACATCCTCGAATGATTCACGGAAAGTTACTGACTGACCGGAAAATACCTCTCCTGTGTTTGCGTCCTGTACTGAAATACAGGTGATTTCATTTCCGCTGTTATCGACTGTTCTGTACTTAACCCATGAACCGACACAAATAAGACCTTTGTTTTCAACATTTTTAAGACTTACAATAGCGGGTGATGCCATGAGGTCATACTCAGTGTATGCGTCCAGTGTAGAAGATGAATTGATAATAGTATACTGTTTCTTTGACATGATTTAGTTCTCCTTTTCTTTACGTGATTTTGTGAAGGTTGCGTGCATTAAGAACGTTTCTGCGTCCATTCCATAAATTTTTGTTTCTTCTTCGTTTCGTTCCCAATCGATAACGATTCCTAAATCTCTTTTTTTGATCTCTTTGTTGATCTGATAGTCATTGAGATTTCCAATTAAGACTAATTCTTTTGTAATCTCACATTTGCTCACTGGATCGTAGCAGATAACATTAATTTTGTTAACTCTTAACTCTCTTGTGATTTTCATGTTCTCACCTCCTTGTATTATCTCTGTTACATGGATTATTATATCACTAATGTTAATTCCTGTCAAATGTTTCTTTAAATTCTTTTAAAGTTCTTGCGTCCGACAAAATTCTTCGGTACTCATCTGTTATACCAATAGTATAAGTTGACGGTCTGATAACTACGTTCTGTGTTATATGCAACGTGTGACCATTAACGTTATAATCACCGTATACAGTGTCATTATATACGCTCTCTGTCCCACCAGATTTTGAGAAAGTGAACCCTATACGAAAAGCATCTATGCCTCCGTTCTCCTCCAACTCTGACGGTGCTTTCTTTTTATTAACTCCCGCAATAGTTGCGTGTAATACTCCATCCTCTGTACGGTATACATATTTTTTAGCTCCGAGCGTACAAAATTCTGTATATGTGTCCTCATACTCATATACACCCATGTAATGAGTTTCAACGTGTTTGTCGGCAGCGTATGCTTTATTTAACGTACTTTGTTCTTTTCGCTGTTTATTATATTCTTCAAAACACTGATCTATATTATCACCTACAATTTTTACGTATTTTACGGAATCAGTATCACTGTATATATATCGATCTCCAACTATGTTAATTCCCTCTTTTAACCTCAATCTAGCCCACGCTGTCACCCACACGCCCCATTGAAATGGCAGGAAAGCTGTTCTGTTATATTTAGTGAGTAATTCTTCACGTGAAACCTTTTCATCAACTGTATATATTTCTTCTGATGCTTCTGTGAATATTAATGATTGTTTCACAGGCGATTGAACCATCATTCCATAGCCTGCATTAAGCAACGCTTTTTGAAGGTTATAAAAAAGTTCCTGCTCTACTATACCTTTTAATTCTGTTTTGTCCGTATAATATTTACGAAAAATGTCTTTCAATGGTTCTGGCAATGATCCGTATTTGCTTTCGTAACACTCTGTTATTTCAATATGTTTCCATTTATATTCTCGTTTCATGATCTCATAATCAATATCAGTCAATGTCGTTTCAATATATTCTGCGCTTAAAATTCGACCATTGTCCAATGTTTCACGTGAAACATTTCTACATTTTGAATATGATATATAGGGTGCTCCGTAATACTTGTCGATCTGCTCAATGCCTGTGATCTTACATCTGAATAATAGTGATTTTCCTCTGTCCAGTTTCTTCTCTATACTGCTTTCATCTATTGATCCGATATAAACAAAACGTGTCATCGGGAAAACACAATTCAATACAACATCAGGATATGATGATGATCTATCATATGAACCAATTCCCAGAATCTTTTTACCGTCTGCTCGTATCACTTTTCCGGAATAATAACGATTAGCATGTGTATCTCCACCCCGAAACGCTTCTTCTAGCAGATCGAAAACATCTATAGTCGGAAATATATCCTTGTGTTTTCGTGACCAACCATACATTACTTTTTTAGTTTCACGCCTAACATAACCAGTTGAAGTTAAAGGCAATGTATATAGATTGTCATTAGCTAACATCATACGTTTATACATTGCTTCGACAAGTCCGATTGTGTCATAACAAGAATATTGAAGTTCGTAATCGTCTAGTTCTGTCCACGGAAAACGTTTTTTCTCATAATTGAATTTTTCGCCAGATAATTTCTGATGCTCTATTTTCATTTTTGAAGTAAACGTTTTTAATGACATATTTGTCTGTAGATATGAACACCGAAACTCAAACCTCTCTAACATTTCACATTTCAGTATTTTACGTGATTTTATTGCAAAAACTTCGTCCGGTGAAAATGTATATATACCTCGCAAAAATTGAAATTCGTATGAAAGGTTATGGACAAAAATCATGTAATACGCATAGTTATCGTCATTCATAAGCTGATCCAGAAAAAGCTCAAATTCTGACCATGTTCTTCCTATTATAGTATCAATGTGCAGATCGTCAAGAAAAAGAATTGAAAACTGCCAGATATACATTATTGACTGCTCGATATCTTCCAATCTAGTTGTTTCGATATCGAAAGCACACAGGCAATTTTTATAACCTTTTGCTTTTTTACTTCCTTTGTTTGACCTAGTATCATGTAAACATGGTAAATTCTGTATTCTAATATAATTATATGTATCGACAGTATACAGATTTTCCATGTGTTACCTCCTACGTGTACGTTTACGTTTACCCGCTTTCCTTTTCTGACGTTTCGCTTTTTCTTTCTTTGCTATGTCAGTTTTCAATTTTTCAATGTTACGTGATCCAGTTTTCAAAAATTCCTTATACAAATTTAGTAACTTATATGTACTCAGTTTTTCGCCCTCTGAATACAGATCCGCAGCAAAATCAGAATCATATATACGATCTGAAGCAAAATCCCTAAGCTGTTCCATAAATTTACCAAAATTAAGTAAATCCTCATGCGTTTTTAACTCTGTTCCGTACACATCATTGATGTGCTTCATCTGTTCTTTTTCCTGTTTTTTCAACCCTGTAACTGTTGTTCTATCTGATGCAATAATAGTTGCTAGTTCGGACAACAAGTGATAGATTTCTCTATCACTTGTAATATCTTTCAACTGTTTGTAACGTTGGATCGGTCTATCCTTTACCAAATTAATATCCTTATAATCTGATTTCAGCAATCTTTCATATCTCTTTCTCCATATTGACCGTAAACGTGAATACTCTTTTCTTACCTCTTTTTTGTCCCATGTTAACTCAAGGGCTAGCGGTGTATAATCGTCTTTTGTTCTTATAAGACCTTGTGGTTTACTCTTCTTCGAATAATACTTTTTTGTTGTCAATCGGAACACCTCCCTCTAATTTGTTGTAGTATACAGGTCGGAAATTTTCTTCAAACTCTACAACGTAATCCTGTACGATCGCCATTGCGACTGATCCGGTGTATGCTTTAACTAATAGATAATCGCATTTATATTTACACTGACTTTTCAATATGTTTGGTGTATTTAATTCCTTGATATAAACTTTATACCAGGATTTCTTACTATTTAATGGTCTGCTCATTCTGATATTCCCTCCATTCATTAACGTATTTTATTAAGTTGTCAAAGCTTGTTACTGATCGCCATAATTCACACGGATTAGCTCCGTCAAAACACATATTGAATTTATCACAGTCATTTCCCTTATATTTACACTCTACACAACTTGTCTGTGAATTACACATAAAAACAATATCGAAAAATCCAATATTCATCCTTTATAACCTCCTGACCATTTTGCTCCACACCAAACACCATATGGGAAAATTAATATAGCTCCAAAACCAAACCACAATATAGCATCTAACATTAATACACACACCTTCTTTCTATTTCTTCTTTAATCCACTTACGTTCCCGATAACGCCACGGGAAACGCATAATCTTATATTCGTGCAATAGCTCACGTGGTGTGAGCCATGCAAGGTATTTTTTATAACTTTCTTCGTAATTATTCATTGTTACCTCCAAAATTTTTTATTGTATTCATATGTACTACGTAATTTCTTATATACATCTTCAAAATCGTACACAAACCCGAGATACGATCCTCCTAAGAAAATACCTTTCGCAATAAGTAATGCATCTCGCATAGCTTGTTCGTAATCCTCAGTTTTCTCTAAGGTATCTTTAAATTCTCTAAATACCTTATATTCATATAACATCTGTTCGGTATCTTTCACTTTTTTCATTTATATGCACCTCTCTTTCTTTGATGATATTATTATATATTATTATTTAGATTTATTCAAGGACCATTTTGTTCATAGAACACATGTTCGAAAACACCAACCCCTCATGTGTTTCTCACACACGGACACGAGTCCATAATGTTCCAAAATAACTGATTT